TCGTCGTTCTTTAGATCGACGCATACAACAGTTAGCAATCTCCGTTTCGTCTGGTGGGGTTGACAACATGAACACATATAAGTATATAACTGGACAGATAAACGCACTGGAATCAGTGAAACAGGAAATCTCTAACCTGCTTGATGAAAAGGAGCCATATGAAAAAAGAAGAAACATCGTTGAAATCCCAAAAGGAAACTCAACAGACAAACCAAAAAGCTGAACCTAAATACGCTTTAGAAGAAAAATACAAAGAACAATCAGAAAAATTACCTAAGCCTACGGGCTGGAGAATTATTGTTTTACCATTCAAAATGAATGATAAAACAAAAGGGGGAGTGCTAATGACTGAAAGTACATTAGAGCGCCAACAAATTGGCTCTCAATGTGGATTAGTTTTAGCAATGGGACCATTATGTTATAACGATAAAGAACGTTATCCAGAAGGCCCATGGTGCAAAGTCAACGATTGGGTTGTCTTTGCTCGATACGCGGGATCGCGTATTCAAATCGAAGGTGGGGAAATTCGTCTTCTTAATGATGACGAAATTTTGGCAACCGTGCAGAATCCAGAGGATATACTGCATGCATTTTAACATAGGAGGAAACTATGCCAACTGAAAATACTGATGACCACAAATTTAAAGAGTCATTAGATAATAAAGCAAAGACTGTTGATATTGATACGTCTGGTCCGGGCGCCGAGGTCAAAATGCCTGAGGAAAAAGACGAGTCCATCGTAGACACGAAGGAAAAAGAATCAACGGTTACGTTAACAGAAGAAACAGAAACACAACCCACGGAACAAGAACCAGAACCAGAAACCGTTAAAGAGATAAAAAAGGAACAGAAACAAGAAGACTCTAAACTTGAAGATTATAGTAAGGGTGTGCAATCTAGAATTGCTAAACTTACTCGTAAAATGCGTGAAGCAGAAAGACAAAGGGATTCTGCAACCGAATACGCACGAGCTTTAGAAAACCAAAGACAACAGGATCAAAGAAAATTTACTAAACTTGATACTGACTATTGGAAACGATTTGAGACAAATGTCAAAACTGGCATGGAAGCGGCGCAACGAGAATTGGCCGGGGCCATTGAAGCTGGTGATTCAAAAGCTCAAGTTGAAGCTAACAAAAGAATTGCAACATTAGCGTTCGAGAATGCGAGAATGGAGCAACAAAAAGAAGGTAGAGAAGAAGACGTCAAGTTATCTGACGGTGGTAAATTACCAACACAAACTCCGACATCATTACCTGCTCAACCAAGTGATCCTAAAGCGGAATCATGGGCAGCTGAAAATTCATGGTTTGGTCAAGACCGAGCTATGACATTCACAGCCTTTGAAATTCACAAGGATTTAGTGGAAAAAGAGGGTTATGATCCTAAGTCGGATGAGTATTATGCAGAGGTCGATAAACGAATAAGAGTTGACTTTCCTAATAAGTTTGGTAAAAGTGAAACTATACAAACGGCCAAACCCGTTCAGTCGGTGGCTTCAGCAAATAGAAGTGTAAAACCTGGCCGCAAAACTGTGAAACTCACGCCTTCACAAGTCGCTATTGCGAAAAAATTAGGTGTGCCACTCGAAGACTACGCAAAACAATTACGACAACTCACGAAGGAGGTATAAGCGTATGAAAAAAGATGAACAAAAAACTTCTCGTGCGAATCTAACACGGTCAAAGACTGAAAGACCAAAAGTGTGGATTCCTCCATCTTCTCTAGATGCACCCCCTGCACCTGATGGATTCAGGTACAGATGGATCAGAGCAGAATCTATGGGCTTCGAAGATTCTAAAAATATTCAAGGCAGATTAAGATCTGGTTATGAATTAGTTAGAGCCGAAGAAATAGAAAATGCAGCTGATTTCCCAGTGTTAGACACTGGAAAATACAAGGGGGTAATTGGGGTTGGTGGCCTTTTGCTTGCAAAGGTACCCGACGAGATCGCAGCAGCCAGAACAGCGTATGTTAAAAAACGTGCGGATGGAATGGATGAAGCAATTGAAAACGATCTAATGAGGGAGCAACATAAGAGTATGCCTATCAACGTTGACAGGCAGTCTCGTGTAACCTTCGGTGGTACAAAGAAAAGCTAATTTTCTCGGGATAACAACCAATTCCCTATCATCGATTTTTTAAGCTAACCGTTTACAGTTTAAAACCTGTAAACAAAGGAGAACAATTATGGCTAATGCTTCGACTACTGGTTTTGGCTTTGTTCCTGTGATGGCGCTTGGTAATACACCAGCAACATCTGGGCAATCAAAGTACAAAATCAAAAGCGGCTTAGGTATTGCGATTGTACAAAACGACCCGGTATCACTTCAGGATTCTGGAGGGGACCAAGGTTATGTACAAGACGCATCTCCTGCTACAACTGACGACGGCGGAACTGGAGGAGCATCTTACAATGTTGACTCACCAGTATCGGCGGCTCCCCTTATTGGAGTTTTTAATGGCGCATTTTATGTTGCGTCCACTACAAACAAACCAACTTGGGCAAACAATGTAGCAGCGAGTACATCTTTTGCTGCTAATCCTAACACGGATGCAAACAGTACCGACGGATTTGCTTTTGTAAACGACAACCCTTTCCAAGAATATATTTGTAAAGCGGATGCCGCAGTAACAATCGCAAGTTCAGGCTTTAGAATGAACTGTAATAACAACACACTTGCCAGCGCAGTAAGCGGGCAATCTGTGGCAACTCTGAACGTAGCTGCCGACAATGACGGCTACATGTTTAGATTGTTAAGATCTGCAGAAGACCCTGAAAACAATGATGTTTCAGCGGCTGGATGTAATTTTGTTGTTGTTGCTAGCGCTCGTGCAAATTTGTTCCTTTCAAGTGCAGTATAATAGGAGTATTTAAACTATGGCAATATCTCGATCACAGCTAGTGAAAGAACTAGAACCAGGTCTAAATGCATTATTTGGACTTGAGTACAAACGTTATGAAAATCAGCATGCTGAAATTTATAACATCGAATCATCTGACAGAGCTTTTGAAGAAGAAGTAATGTTAAGTGGTTTTGGAAATGCACAAGTGAAACCTGAAGGTCAAGGAATTTCTTTCGACCAAGCTCAGGAAACATTCACTGCTCGTTACACTCATGAAACAATGGCTCTAGCTTTCGCTATCACAGAAGAAGCTATCGAAGACAACCTCTACGATAGACTAGCTTCTAGATACACAAAAGCTCTTGCTCGTTCCATGGCGAACGCTAAACAGGTGAAAGCTGTCAACCCTCTAATCAACGGTCTACCAACGACTGATGGTTATGATTCAGGTGACGGTGTTTCATTATTTAGTACATCGCATCCAACTTTGAATGGTGTCACATCGAATACTCTCGACACACAAGCTGACTTAAATGAAACTTCATTAGAACAATCTCTAATAGATATTGGAGAAATGACTGATGAGCGTGGACTTTTAATCGCAGCTAAAGGTGTGAAGATGATTATTCCACCTGAAAACCAATTCAATGCAGAGAGATTAACTAAATCTCAAGGTAGAACTGGTACAGCTGATAATGATATCAATGCAGTTAACTCAATGGGTATGATTCCTCAAGGATATAGAGTGAACAATTACCTAACTGACGCTGACTCTTGGTACATCATCACTGATGTTCCTAACGGCATGAAAATGTTTGTTAGATCACCACTATCCACTGCTATGGAAGGTGATTTCGACACTGGAAATGTTAGATATAAAGCTAGAGAAAGATACTCATTTGGAGTATCCGATCCTAGAGGTATATTTGGCGTAGAAGGTACGTAATCTACAAAATAAGATTTGAGGCGGAACACAATTCCGCCTCATTTCGTCTATAAAGTAAGAAATTAGACTTATGAAAAACTTCCGAGTAAAAATCCGATATAATGGCTATTCTGCTGACTTCAGAGTTAAAGCCGAAGATACAGCTGAATCTATTGAACAATCAATCCTTGACAAACTAGGAAAAAATGAGGTATTGTTCGAGTCTAATGGATTTACCAGTAAGACTGGTAAATGGATTACCTATGAGGAGGTAATAAATGATCCAAGACCTGTACAAACAGAAGAAGTCCTTGGAGTTAAGTTGGGAGCAAGAGTATAACGAATCGGGAAAATATACTCTTAATATGGTCGACATTGATGAGAAAATTAAAAGTATTATCACTCAGATCAAATTAGAAGAAGCTCGCTTAGAAGAACTTAGAAATAAAGTTGCTTCTACAAGGCCTGAAGTGTCAGTAGCCACTTAGATAAAACGCTACATTCTGGAATTCGTTTCTTACCACAGTATCTCTTGCACTCTGCATAAATCTACGCTATATCTAAATTACTATACAATTATTAAATTAGATCTAGACGCGTATAGTCGACGGCCTAGAGACTAGATCTTATAAACTAGGAGGATATAATATGGCAAAAACTACGTTTTCAGGACCAGTCTATTCGAAGAATGGATTTATTAATACAGGTCCTGGCAATACAATAAGTTTAACTGCGGATACTGACTTAACAGTTGCTACGCATGCAGGTAGACTTTTACTTACAAACGACGCGGATGGTAAATTTACATTACCTACAATTAATGCTAGTGCCAATAGTGGAGTAGCCGGTGATACTGACTACAACAATCCAAATAATATTGGTGCAAGTTTCCATTTCTATGTGGCAACAGCTGCAACAGATATGGACATCTTAACTGACGGAACTGATAAGTTCGTTGGAGCAATTATGTTGGCTGTAGATGATGGTGCGAAAAAAGCTTTCATACCAGCAGCAGCTAACGATGTAATCACTATGACGGGTAGTACCGCAGGTGGTCTTGTAGGAAGTGTTCTTACAATTACAGCAATTGCTGACGATCAGTATTTGGTGCATGATTCTTTAGTACTGGCAACAGGAACTATAGTAACACCATTTGCTAATTCGTAATAAATAAATAATGTGAGCTCCTTCGGGAGCTCACGACTAAGGAGAAAATATGAGTACATATCCAGTTGATATAAAAACAAAAAATATTACGTCGGCTAGTACGACAACTGTATTTGATGGTCCAGCAAGAGTTTTAGGAGTATCTTGGTCCCAGCCTACGAATGTGGCAGCAGGAACAATTACAGTAAATGATGATACAACAGCTGTATGGGTTATTGATGTTCCACCTTCTAATACTACGGATCATAAAGCTCCTGTCCATGGAAGCATAATGTTACCAGGAACAGGAATTAAGGTTGATACAAGTTTAAAAGTGACGAACGCAATAACAACGCATGTAACCGTTTATTACGGTTAGGAGGCTAGATGGCAAATACCACTTCTGGCACAGTTACGTTTGATAAAACGTACGCAATTGATGATATTATAACTGATGCTTATGAACGAATTGGCTTAGTAGGTAGTTCAGGAAATCAAATAAAATCTGCACGTAGATCATTAAATATTTTATTTCAAGAATGGGGTAATAGAGGTATTCACTACTGGGAAGTAGGAGATACTAATGTTGATCTTGTTCAAGGCCAAGCGGAATATATTTTTTATAGAGCAACGGGTGATGGAACTTCTGCAACGACAGTTGGCGGAACCACAGATACTACCACATATGGATTATCTGATATTACTCAGTGTGCTTATAGAACAAATAAAGGTACAACTTCAGAAGCAGATACAGCAATGTCTAAGATTGATAGATCGGATTATGCAGGAACTGCTAACAAATTAACTCAATCTACACCCTCTCAATTTTGGGTACAAAGATTTATTGATAAAGTTACATTAACGATTTACCCAACACCAAATTCAACAGCAGCAAGTAATTTCTTGCATATTTATTTTACAAAAAGAATTCAAGATGCAGGCGTCTTTACGAATGCAACTGATGTTCCATATCGATTTGTGCCTTGTATGACAGCTGGGCTAGCATTTTATTTAGCACAAAAATTTGCTCCTCAAAGAACACAAGAATTAAAGCTGTTATACGAAGATGAATTGGCAAGAGCTTTAAAAGAGGATGGATCAGCGTCTAGTACATACATTACACCTAAGACATACTATCCAGCATATACATAATGGGAGTTTTTTCTAAAGGTAAATATTCCTTAATGATTTCTGATCGTTCTGGATTAGCCTTCCCTTATAGGGAAATGGTTAGAGAATGGACAGGCATGTGGGTACACATGTCAGAATACGAACCAAAGCAACCACAATTATTTCCTAAACCTAGAGGAGCTGATCCTCAAGCATTAGAACATCCACGAGCTGCAAGAACAGAATTTGCAACACAAGATTTTTTACCTAATAATCCTTTTTCAACAGCGGGTACTACTACTTTAACTTTTAAATTTCCATTTGGTGGCTTAGAGGTTAATGACTATGTTAGATTTACAGAGGTTAAAGAACCGGTTGGTGGAGTTTCCATTGATAGATTACAATTACAAACAACTACCACTCCAAGTATTAACGCAACACAAGATACAATTGAATTAGCAGATGTCACAGGTTTTCCAACTTCAGGATACATTATGATTTCTTCTCCAGATACTGATTCAACTTCTTCGACTTATGGGGTTATCCAAAATGAAGTTATTCAATATACGGGTATATCTACAAAAACTTTAACGGGTTGTACTCGAGGAACGAATGTTCCTTACCGAGGAGTTACACCTCCTAATACGACAGCAGTTAGTCATGGTGCTTTAGCTACATGTTATGGATCTTTTAAAATTGCTTCTAGAATATCAACTACACCTACTTATGCTGGGACAGGTAGTGTTACTGAGTATAATAGCTTTACGTTGACTTTACCATCAGCAGCCAGTACAACAGATAGTGGAGGCGGATTTAATTGTGTGATAAGCCCGCTAAACAATTTTACTAGAATATGATAAGAAAAATAAAAATTTTAATAAGTAAACTTCTAAAGAAAAGACACTGTTGGATTCATGAGTGTTATACTCTCAGTTGCCAAGATTGTAAGGAGATAAGGAGATAGGATAATGTCAGGAATAAGCGCAACAACATTAAAAACAATGATTAAGGATTACACCGAAGTAGGTGATACGGTTCTTACAAGTGATATTTTAGAAAACATTATTTTAAATGCTCAACAAAGAATTATGTACGATGTGCCGATTGACGCAGATCGTAAACAACAAAGTGCATCTTTAATTGTAGGACAACAAACTTATAATTGTCCTGCTGGATGTTTATTTATTAGAGGAATTCAAGTTTATACCGCAACCGATGGAACTATTACTGGGGATAACACATGGCTCTTGAAAAGAGATCAGACATTTTTAAATGAATATAAACCCGATAACACTTCTAAAGGCACTCCTAAATACTATGCCATGTTCGGAGGAGCAACAGGCCTCTCAGATACGACATCTGGCCGTTTTATGGTGGCTCCTACGCCTTCAGCTACTTTTTCATTTCAAATTCACTATAATATAGTACAATCGATATTAGAGGGATCAGGTACTAATTTTATTAGTTTAAACTTCCCGCAAGGGCTATTATATTGTTGTTTAGCTGAAACATATGGCTTTTTAAAAGGGCCAATGGATATGTTGACACTTTATGAAAACAAGTATAAACAGGAGATAGAGAAATTTGCAGCAATGCAAATAGGACGTAGACGAAGAGACGATTACACGGATGGAACAGTTC